CAGCAGCACCAGCCGCACCACAGCGGGGTGCAGGCAGCTGTTGTTGATGGCGTTGATGACGGATTTTTGGAGCTCTTCAATTTTTGCGGTTGTGGTCATTTCATCACCCTTTCTGCCATCGGGGAGCCGGAATATTCCGGGCGCGGATAGCTTGTATCTTCGGTTCGCGTGCCGCCGCAGGCTGCCAGCGTAAGCGGGATGACCAATGCAAGCACCAACAGCAAAGCCAACGTGGCCAAAATCTGCATGAATTTCTGCATTAAATCTCCCTCCCGTTCACGCTCAAAGAACCGCATTCAATTCTGCCGGGAATTTCAAATTTGCTGGCATTGCAGTGGATGACCTTATCTACCTGGTCAATGGCAATGCCCACAAACTCGCTGGTGGCCCCGCCGGTGGAATAATCAAAGCTGGGGTCGCCGGTGGAGAACCAGCCTAAAAACGTGTAGCGGGAGTTATCGCCAATATAAGATTTGCCATACCGGCTGCTTAACACACCGGTCA